CAGATCCCCTAAGTTCTGAAGTACATGATGAGTTTGGTGATTTATCCCAGATCAACCGAGAATTTTTATCTGTTCAAGTGAAAGGTGCTGTTGAAGCATGGATCAAACATCGAGCCGTTCCTAGCCAGAGCTCTTATTTGCCTGTGCTAGCAAATTGGTTGGAATTTAAGGTTGATCGCACCTGGCCGACTAGAGCTGTGCAAAAACTTGTCTACGAGTTGGCTTCCAATCCTTTCCCTAAGTTGTTACTCAATTGGTTGAATGCCAACGATTGGTATTTGCCACTCATAGTGTTATTGCCTACTGAACTGTCAGACCTAGTTTCTAACCAAATTTCACAGGGCTTGTATTCCATGGTGCTGGATGACTATGTAGGTCCTAGGGTAAGTGTGGACTATAGTCCGGGTTTGTTTAGGGCTATAACAAAATCTTACGCTAGGATGTCTTCCAATTTTAGTGATATTCCGGAATCGGAGCGAACTTGGTATAGCTCACTAGTGAACCACACTCGATTCGTTGTGGAGTCTTTTGGGCCTACTTTGTTGACTTGCTTGGAATTATTGGTTGCCTTCAAACTACTAAAGTTTACAGGATCTCAAGTAATCAAGTTTGTCCCTGAGTGGTTATCATGGAAATCGACCGCTCTACCTCAATATAGACCTAAAACACAGCCTGTAAAATTTGACCTTAAACAACTTAGACAAATGGCTCAGGCCCAGACTCAAGCAGGAGGGATTAGGGATATACAGAATAGAGATATTACGGACAGTGTTATGTCTAGAAATATGTATGTTATAAAATTTCCGGATTATGCTGAAGACGCAGGTTTTGCCACTTTCATTGTCGATGACATTGTGATGATACCAGCTCACTTTGTTACGATATTGATGAATAATGTCAAGGAAGATCCAGCGTACTTGGAGAAACAAGTTAGACTCACCAAGTTAGTTTCAAAAGTGGAATTGTTTTGTTCTGTAGCAGACTGTTTCAATATAATAACACCATTAGATTCAGAAACTAAAGAGTCTCAGGATTTTGCCTTGTTTAGGGTTCCAAATGCGCCAACTCATAGAGATATACGCCCAAACTTTGTCTCTCGAGCTTATTTGGGGAAGAAGACGTTGGTTGAATCTTGTCTAATTTTACCCAATAGGAAGACAGGCGTTGGTTCCGTCGAGCGCTGGATGTGTAGATCATCTCTTCGCCAGAATTTGAGATCTGTTGATAAAGAACAAGGGTTGGAATTTATCGTTAAGAGTTATTGGGCCTATGATTCACCAACAGAAAGAGGTGATTGTGGTGCATTGAATACAGTAATGGATCCTACATCCGGAAAAATGAAGATTTTAGGTATACATGTAGCAGGAACACCCAAGGATAAGATAGGCATGGCTACGGTCATAACTCAAGAGGACTTGGCTGTAGACTTACAGGGTGAGGAGCTAATAAGTGATACAACTGAGATAGAGTCCGCTACGCCGCATATGGGACCGACGTTCCCAGACGATAGACATGCAGCTGTCGCCAAGATGCCGTACATACCCCATATATCTACCACACATGAAAAAAATAAGTCCCCATTGTATGGAGTATGGGGCGAGTCGAAGAAAGATCTCTCTGTGTTGAAGATAGTAAATGGAGTGGATCCCCTGGAAAAGGCCGCTAAGAAATATGGCTTAGCTAATGTTGTTCTTGATCCTTATGTTGTTGATATGGCTGTTGAAGACACTTTTGATTGCATGGCGGCAAATTCTTTGAATGATGTTGAGAGGAGAGTGTTTACTAACAAAGAAGCGATTGTTGGACTTGATGACGATCCGGATTTTGGTAGCATAAACAGGCAGTCCTCTAATGGTTATCCACTCGCGAGTGCTCCTAGGGGCAAACTTGAACAAAAGAATAAAACTTGGTATTTTGGAAAGCAAGACGATTTTGACTTGGAGAACGAACGAGCGCAACAGCTTCTTCAAGAGGTGAACGAAGACATGGCCAACTTATCTTTGGGAAAGCGTGTATTAGTACTCTACCTTGATAAGTTAAAGGATGAATTAAGACCACTTGATAAAATAGAGTCTGCGTCCACTAGAATGTTTTCGGCTCTCTCTACGAAGGGCTCCATTTTATTTCGGAGACTGTTCGGCGCATTTTTGTTGTGGGTGAGAAAGAATCATACTACAAACGGAGTTGCTGTGGGAATTAACCCATATAGTACAGATTGGGAAGGCGTTCTTAATTATTTAGCTGAGCTGGATCCCACTTCACTACTTCGATGTGGTGCCGGAGACTTTTCTGGGTTCGATGGTAGATTAAGCTTTCAGATTTTAAAACGTATTGTCAAATACATCAATCTATGGTACGGTGGCTCTGCCAGCGAGTCTCTCGCTAGAAAGACACTTTGGTTGGAACTTATACAATCGAGACATTTTGTCAAAAATGAGGTTGTGGAATGGTTAGGAAACATGCCTAGTGGCGTTGTTCCAACGGCTGTGGTGAATTCTATTTATAATCTCATTCAATCCAGAGTAATGTGGGCTATGGCGTATAAAACCCCAACTGCCATACTCTATTTTAGGGAACACGTTCGAGTCGTGGCGTATGGGGACGATATTGTCTATACTGTGTCAGCTGATGCAGTTGGCGAATTCAATGACGTCTTTTTAGCCCTTAATTATCACAAACTAGGAATGGTTTACACTAAGGAAGATAAAACAATTCCTACCGATCCTGTTAGAAATATTTACGATTGCACATTCCTTAAGAGGGGTTGGCGTTTCGAACCAATTTTGGGAAGACATGTTGCCCCCTTGTCGTTGGACACAATCCTGGAGACCCCCTACTGGGTGAAGGGAAACAACAGCCAGTTTTCAATTGCTGTTAGGTCCAATGTTGATGACTCATTGGAGGAACTAGCGTTGCACGAAGAAGCTGTTTATCACTGTTGGGCGCCGAAGATGATAGAAGGTTTGAGAGATAAGATGGGACTAGTACCATCTAGAACTTCCCGTAGACAACTCCTTATGAGGAGTGCGGGAAAATCTGAATGGTACCTTTAAGGTACCGTAACGTCTTGGGAGGACATTAAACTCAACCGCGTGTGTGAGCACGTTGTTCCCAACTCACAACAACTGGAGAGTCTGGTTACCCATTCTGAGAATAAAAATGCGGACAATCAAATCGAAGATAAGGCTTTCTCTCCTTAAAAGCAGTGAAGTTAAACTTACTGATCAGGATCTGCTGAGCGCTCCTCAAACATCCAGATCACCGCACGTGTTAAGATAGCTTTGGTTGGTGCTACTTTTCACGAAAATAACTCAACCCCGAAGCAAATCAAAGATATGAAATATGTTGAGAAAATGTGGCAGCATTGTCGCATGAAATTTGTTGCCAGTGAGATAGCCAGGCAGCAGAAACCTTTTATAAGTATTAGGTTTTTCCCACATCCTCAAATGGGAAGCGTAGTAGCAGATATTATTGAGGCTATTAAGGCCGGGGCTGTAGCAGGGTCGGCCGTAGGAACTGCCGACCAAACTTTTGGCAGTACTGGAGACCCATTTGTAGATTATCAAAATGACGGCAATTACCCCACGCATGGTGAAGTTGACGATCAAGGCAGGACGCTACAAATACCGGATGGTATGACCATAGTTCATGAACCAAATCCCTCGTACCAATTCTCAGGAGAAATTAGGCAACCAGGATCGTCTACGGGTGAAGTCTCAAATAAGGGTATAGGAGTTTTTGAGGGAGGTCCCCCTCCCACAATTGATGGTGAAGCACAGGCCGCTGAAGGTTCATCTGAACCAGGAGCCATTGTGTCAGTGGGTGAGAATCCAAATACGGTCTCCAACTCTACTACTAGGTTTATACAACAAGCTCCCTCACAGTATGCTAGAGTAGTTAACCCTATAGGGTTCGTAGAGAAGTTGATATCAGGCAATGAATTCTGTCAAGAGCAAAGCTTGAAAGATTTTTTAGCAAAGCCATACTTAGTTACATCCGGTTCATTTACCGATTCAGATACTTTATCCACTTTCGCCAGAACGGATCTGTATGGAGTGTTATCAACAACAGGGTTGTACTCGAACAAGTTACAAGGGTACTTTGCAATAAGAGCAGATGTTAAGATTCAAATAGTTGTCAATGGCAATCCATTTGTCCAAGGTAGGTATATGTTAGTTTGGAGGCCAAATGGAGGCACAAATTCTAACAACACTCCTGCTTCTACCTCTAGGCGTTTTGACCTGTGTACTCAAACTCAGTTGCCACATGTAGAGCTTGACGTGTCTAGCGAGACATCAGCTACACTCGAAATTCCTTATGTTTCTTGTACAACACATGCCCCCATTAACTCCCCGACTGGGACGATAGGTTCGCCTGGGGCCTTTCACATTGCCCCCTATGTGAAAATGGCGTCTGGTCAATCAGTTGGGTACCAGTTGTACATTAGTTTTCATAACGTGCATTTACACGCTCCTGCTGTACCGCAGATGGGGAGTAGGCTTGCAGAGCCACAAATGAAAGTGAAGAGGAAGAGTAAGAACCACACGTCCGCTGAACGGGATTCTCAAGGTCTAGGTCCTCTTTCAGCAGTTGCCCGTGTCGTCTCCGATTCGGCTTCTTCTACATCAAAGCATATCCCTAGTTTATCTTGGATAGCTAAGCCTGTAGAATGGGTCTCGGACTTATTAGGTGGTGTTGCTCACATGTTTGGTCTTTCAAAACCTTTAAATTTGGCTGCGACCACCAGATCGACTTTAAATTGGTTTCCGTATGCTCCAAACTGTGACACACCTGACGCATCCATGCCTATTTCGCTTATGGCTAGAAATCAAATTGAAGGTCTACCCGGGATATCGAGAACAGATATTGATGAGTCTAGTTTTGACTTTATCAAAACTGTCCCCGCTTATCTTACTCAATTTAGTTTTGACACTAGTACATCAGCCCCCTCTAATTTATATTGGGGTGCTGTTACCCCAGAAGCTTATTATAAGAATTATACATATAATATCGCCGCTGTTGACTATTTCGTCAGGTCTAGTGTTCCTATACATTACTTTGCTAGGATGTTCCAAAAATGGCGAGGTGGGATTAGGTATCATATCAAGTTTGTTAAGACACCTTTCCACTCATCACGTCTGGCTTTCGTGTTTCAACCTTGGGATACAAATACTACTAGTCTCACAACTGCTCCATCGTATTCTAACACTCACTTTGCGTTTAGAGAAATTTTGGATCTTAGGGAGTCGTCAGAGTTTGTTGTTACAATCCCTTACACTGCTATTTATCCATATATGGAGATGTGGTCGGGAACAACCAATGGAGCGGCCATAGGCTACTTTGGTATCTACTTAATAAACGGGTTGACAGCTCCGTCTACAGTGAACAACACTGTAACTACAATTATTGAGGTCTCTGGTGGAGATGACTTCGAACTCGCTGTCCCATATAATAATGGTGATAAACTGATTATGACTGCGTTTACCCAGATGAACTCAGCAAAAGATTTAATCACAAATGATCACGCGCTTCCACTAGCGTTTGGTCCGAGTGAAGTTAACTTGCATCCCGCAAAATATTGTGTGGGTGAAAGATTTACTTCCGTATATCAATTCTTAAAGAGTGCTGTGTCTATCCCCGGCAGCGGAGTGGCAGGCACACACTCGAAAATCCGTTGGGATCCTTATGCTATTCCCACTGATTACATGGGCTCAGCTGCTTCTATAACCTTGAATGGTGAGATGGACGCAGATAATTATGCACTAATCTGTGCTTGCTATGCTTTATCACGTGGAGGAATAAGGGTTCGTGCGTGGTTGGAATCGAGTTACAGCTCAAACCCGTCTGTAGTTGACACGTCTATAGTGACTAATTTACCCGGAACAACTTATTCCGGTATTGTCTATGATGGTGCTAATCCTGGCACACAGAGACTTAGATTAGTCCAGAATCTAAATTACGCAGGTGGAGTAGAAATACAATTACCTGCGTACCAAAGGTCATTCGCTAGAAATAATAATTCATTGTATTATAACTCTGGTGGAGGCGTGATCGCTACAAACACCGCAGGACTAGGGACCCCCCATTATATTTATTCAAATTTCATTGGCGGTCCTTTCGCGCAGATTTACCTTTCGCGCGGAGTGAACGATGACTTTCAAGTCTCCCAGTTTATGGGCGTTCCGCTCCTGCGGACGGCCTCTGCGTGAGGCAAACCACTGAGAAGTTTTGGGTTTTTCT